ATTTATCAAAAGATGTTGCGGGTTCTGCAAACGTCACATTGACATCTAATAATGCTGATCCTACTGCTGAATCCTCTAATAAAGTCATTGAGTTCACAGGAACGTTAACTGGTGACATTACGGTTTTTATTCCCGCTGTAGAAAATAACTATATATTTTTTAATAATACTTCTGGTGCTTTTACTTTAACCGTAGCACCGACAGGGCATGGTTCCAATGGTTCAGTTATCACGCAAGGTGCTCACACTGTCCAATATTGTACAGGTGATACTGTTGTTGATCTCTTTGCAAATTCTCTTGGAACAGTTTCTATTAAAGATACTTTAAATGTAACTAATACTGTTAATGTTGCAGGTAATGTCACTATCTCATCAAACGGTGTCGTTAATGCCACATCTTTTACAGGTAATGGTGCAGGTTTAACAGGTGTTGATCCTTTTGAGTCTGGGACAAAAATGGTTTTCTATCAAGCATCAGCTCCCACAGGATGGACACAAGACACAGCATCCGCTTTATCCAATACCGTAATGTCTGTTGTCACAGGAACAGGTGGAGGTACAGGTGGTGCAACATCTTACTTCTCTTCATTCTTAGCAACAACAGATAAAGCAGGTTCACAACCCGATGCTCCTGTTACAGGTTCTGTTAGTGGCACAGTTGGTGGACACACTTTATCAACACCAGAAATAGCTTCGCATGGACATCAATGGTTCGGAGTAGCTACCGGTCCCAATCCATCAACTAGTTCCTTTCCTAATTGTTATTTTAGAGCTGCAAACGCTAATCCCGGTGTTCCTCCTTCAAGAGGACAATTTAGAGGAGATATATGCACAACTTCAGTTGGTGGTGGGGGAAGTCACGCTCACCCCTTTAGTGGTAGTTTAGCAAGTGCAACAGCAAATGTTGCGGTAACTGTACCTGCGGCAAATGTTAAGTATGCAAACGTTATTGTCGCTGCAAAAGATTAATGCCCATATTTGATCCAGACGGAAAATGTCCGTTATTACAGAAAAAATGTATTAAGCACCAATGTATTTGGTACAACATGCTTCAAGGAAAACACCCTCAAACAGGGCTAGATGTTCAAGAATGGGGATGTTCTATTGCTTGGCTACCCTTACTTTTAGTAGAGAATTCAGCAAAAATGACAGGAGTTCAAGCCGCTACCGAATCTTTTCGAAATGAAATGGTTAAGGGTCAAAATGTCATGAATAGTATTCTTTCTGCTAATCCTCAAACAAGAAAAGAGATGAAAACAATTAGTAGTCTTTTTGGAAAAATAGGAGATCATCAAAAAGCTATTGAAGAAAAAGATGAAAAATTAGAAGATGAAACAATTAGACAATTAAGTAATAATAAGATAAAAACAAAGAAAGGAAAAAAAGATGGCAACAACAGTAAATAATACAACTGCAAATCAAAGAATAACCATAATTTTTGATGCTGATTTAAATTCAAATAATCAAAATGATGGACCAAGATTTGGTACAGGAAATACCGAATCGGATGTCCTGATAGATAATAAAGTTTATCACAATATTCGATCTCACACAGAAATTGATGCTAACGTACACGCTCTTCAATGGAACGCCACAACTAACACTGGTGAACTAGAATATATCGATAATAGAGAAAATGAATCTTTGTCTTCTTTTCCTCAGTGGGCATCCAATGTTGTCATAAGATGTGAAGCTCAAGATGCTTGGCAAAACTCTTACAATACATCAATGGCTTCAGAAGATTTTGACGTACAAGCAAATGCTGAATCCACTGCTAATACAGAAAGAGATAATTACCTTTCTGCACACGGTATTACTTATTAAGTAATTTTGTGTATAAATAAAAAATGAAAGAATATATTTTAGAAGTAAAAAAAATAATTCCAAAATCTTTCTGTGAAAAGATTATTTCCTATTTTGATAAAAATTATTTTGATGCGGGCACTGTTGGATCTGGAGTAGATAAAAATATAAGAAACTGTTTAACTCGATCAATATTAGAGACAGAATCTTTTGGAGAAAAAATTGTTTCAAATGCAGTTCAAGAAAAGATATTTCATTGTGTTAATCATTATAAAAAAAATAATTCTATTGATATAGAAAAGATATCTCAACTAGATTTACTAAGGTATGATGCTAACGAACACAAAGCAGGTTACAATTTTCATAAAGATTTTGGCAGTAAAGTTACAGAAAGACATTTATCTATTTCTATTTGTTTAAATAATGAATATGAAGGAGGAGAATTTGTTTTTGATATTCCAGGAGGACATTATACAGTTCCTCAAAATGTAGGGGATGCAGTTATTTTTCCTTCAAATTTTATGTTTCCTCATCAAGTGAATAAAGTAATCAAAGGAACACGATACGCTTTGATAGGATGGGTGATTTAATGAAACCAATTTTCATAAAAGAATTTCTACCAAAACAAATTTTAAATTTAATTTATTGTTATTCAATTATTAAATTTTCAAATAAAAGAAATTTTCAAATAGATTCTCAAACTAATTCTTTAATATTTGAACATGGTGACTTTTTAATGGAAACTTTAATGGATATGAGCACCCCTGTTGTTGAACAAAATGTAGGTAAAAAATTATGGCCAACTTATTCTTTTTTTAGAATTTACGACAAAGGTTCCGATTTAAAAGTACACACAGATAGGCCATCATGTGAGTATACAGTAGCTTTATGTTTAGGTGCAGACCCTGTTGATCAGCCTTATGAAATATTTGTCGGAGAAAAAGATGACAGTTCTGATTACAAATATTATGATGATCATAATAATTTTAATAGATATAGAATAGATTTTAAATTTCCCATGTTACCAAACAATGCTGTCATATTTAAAGGAATGGAAAAAATTCATTGGAGAGAAAAATGTACGCATGATCATTTTATGACGGTTTTTTTACATTATGTTGATCAAGAAGGCCCATATAAAGAATTTAAATTTGATAAAAGAGATATGCTAGGAGCTAAAAAACTTAGTGTCTAGTCACGATCTTTATGTTTTACAAGGAGGAATTGGCAAAAATATTTGTTTTACAAGTTGTATTAATCATTTAGGCAAAATAAATATAATGAGTACATGGTCAAAAGTTTTTAAAAATCACCCTAATGTAAATTTTTGTTACGACTATGACTATTACCCTATAAAAGATAATATTTCGTTTTTAAATAAATTTGATAACGTATACGATATTGAACCGTATGACTCATATTTTCATAAAAACAAAATTCATTTAGTAAAAAATTTTAGACGATTATGTAAAATTAAAGAGAATGAAGAAGTATATAATGAAATCTATTTTACAGAAAAAGAAGAGGAAGACATACAACACATTGTTTCTAGTTTAGAAAGTTACGTTTTAGTGCAATTTATGGGCAGTGATGAACAATTTGAAGAAACAGATTTTGTAGGATCAAGAGGATTAATTAGAGAGGAAGCTCAAAAGATAGTTGATATTCTAAACTTTGATTTAAAACTTAATGTTTTAAATGTTCATTCATCATTCGACTTATTTAAAAATACAGCTAAGATTGAAAAAACTAAACTTGATTATATGAACTATGCTCATCTTTTAAAATATGCTAAAGGTTTTATCGGTATAGATAGTTCTTTAAACCATATGTCAGCTAACAAATTTTGTAATACAAAAGGTGTTGTATTGTGGAACGATGAAAACGTACCTGAAAGATTTTTATATAATAAAAACATCAATATGGTTACAAATACCCCTCGTGCAATGCGATTCGATATTAATCAAGTTATAGATAATTTTCAAAAATTAAGGAGCAAAGATGATTAAACCAGAAGAACTGAAAGATAAGAATTTTAAAATATATTTAGGGATGCCTATGTATGGTGGAATGTTAACAGAAAATACCATGCATGGTTTATTGCAACTACAACAATGGTCCATAGCCAAAGGTGTAGGAATGAGAGTTCAAACGATGGGGAACGAAAGTTTAATTACTCGAGCCAGAAATACCATTGTTTCGATGATGATGGATCAAACCGATTATGTTGCTACTCATCTATTGTTTATTGATGCTGATATTGGTTTTAGTGCTCAAAATATAGAAAGATTGTTATGTGCAGACAAAGATGTTGTTTGTGGTATCTATCCTAGAAAACATGTTCACTTTGAAAAAATTATACAAGCCTTAAAAGATAACCCAAACGCAACTGAAGAAGAACTTGAAGTCAAATCATTAGGATATAATCTTAACTTTGATGATCCTCAAAACGTCACCATGCAAAATGGTTTTTGTAAGGTTAATGAAGCTGCAACCGGAATGATGTTGGTTAAAAGAGAAGTCTTTCGTACCATGATGAAAAAGTTTCCTGAACGTAAATATCAATCGGATCAAATTATCAATGGTAAATCTTTTAGTTCTGATAACTGCTATGATTTATTTGCTGTTGGCCCTTATGAAACTAATGGGAAGAAAAGATATCTTTCAGAAGATTACTATTTTTCAAGGCTGTGGCAGGAGTGTGGTGGAGAGATATGGGCAGATGTTGCAATGCCATTAACACACTTTGGAAATAGAGCTTTCAAAGGCCATGTTGGTTCTTTATTTCAGAAAAAATGATTGAACAAATCATCCACAAAGATTCTTTTTTTGTAAATGAATATCTTGGTGATACAAATCAAATAGATTCACACATAAAACATCTTATTACCTTCGATAAAGGAAGAGTTGTAAGCAATGAAGGAGGATATCAAAGTAACTTCATTACCTTTGGTTTTGAGGATCTTATTATGTTCGGTATAAATAGTTTATTATCTATAGGCGAAAAAACTAAACTAGGTGGCTTTTGGGTAAATATTAATCAAGGAGATCATTATAATCATCCACATATTCATGAAGTAAATTTGTGGTCAGGGGTGTACTATCACAAGGTTTGTTGTGAAAAATCAACTATAAATTTTCATAATATTATTCCTACTCTAAATGATAAGGTTTATTCATATTCCCCAAAAGAAAAACAGATGATTTTTTTTAAAGGAA